GGCCTGCGCCCTTCGGGAAGGTGACCGAGGTCGAGAGCCTGGTGGAACCAGGAAGCGCACTCGGGTAGGGTGATTGTGAAGAATTCACAACCACGCCCGGCTAATTGCTGAGGAAGGCGAGATAGATGAAGTTCGATCTCACCTCGCATGGATGGATACTGTTCTCGAATATCCAAAAGGATATGAGAGTACAGTCCGGCCAACAGATGTAGCTGGCTTTTCATGATAACTCCTTTGGGTTGTCATCCAGTTGCATGAAATACTCTTATCTGCTAGGCAGAATAAGGCATTGGTAGGATTCGATTAAGAATCGCCACCGATGATCGCAAGTTGTTGCGCAGACAGCAGGGTCGTAAAGCCCGTTGTCACCTTATCGAGCCAGGCAGGGTCAGAAGTACGGCGGGACCGCATAGTAGCGGTCACTGTGTAGTACTTCTCAGTGGAAGTAGGTGTAGCGTACACGATATGTTCGAAGAACATGTTGTGACGAAGCACCTGCTCTTCACTGGCAGGGATAGCGCCAGTCGACGATTTCGCCGAACTGGCCTTCTCCGTCGAATTCCGGATCTGAAGGACCATCGAATCGGTGGCCGTCAGTTTCTGGTAGACGGAAGAAAAGTTATCCTGATTAACGCGCGTAAGCACGTTAGCGACACCATTGATTGTAATGGTAAGGGTATTTGCAAGCATGTTGGCCTCCTAGGTGAATGCTCGAGGATTAATCGTCCTGAGAACATTCAAAGATCCTAGGACGGACAGTTGACCCGGCCCCAGAATGGGGACGGAGGCAGAAGGGATGATAGACGGCATAGAGAGAAGTTCACGGTAATGGCGTTTAGCCGTAACCGTACCCTGATCAAACTGCCACGAAGTGGGGTTTGGAGGGAACTTCTCATATGTCCTCTTCCAGGTTCGGCGAGCCATAAAGGTTCCCGAGCCTGCCTCGGCCAAGACCCTGTTGCTAGCTGCAAGAGCAGAACCGATTGGTAGGAACCAATCGACTAGCCAGGACCATGGTATAGCTTCCCAAACTGCTTCTGTTATGTTCCCAGCCGTTAGCCCTAAAAGCAAACGACGGAGTTCAGGATCAGAAGGTCGTAAGGGATCACTGAAGTACGGTTGGTTGGCGCGTAGCCGCCAGCGTACTACAGCCCAAGATTCGAATGTCTCTTCACCGGAGTAGAATGTTTGAAAACTACCCCCATAAAGAGTAAGCATCAGTCCCGAGAGAGTTCTAGGATGAATCTTAGAATTACTCGAGATTGATATTCGTCTCTTGAGACCCTTAGGAGAGGATAAGCGCTGAATTTCTTTTCGGCGCTGATCAACGGATTTTTGCAAAGTAGCAATAGCATGGAGATCCTGGATAAGGGGTCTCCATCCAAATTGTATTGCAAGATTCGCTGCTGCAACATTGCGAGGTTTCGCCATGTTGACAACCTTCCTCCAAT